GTAAAAGGAAGCATAATGCATATGCACCCTTGTACCAGTGGACTCGTCTTCTGGAAGAAAACAAGAGCATAAGTGTTATGAACCCAATTTTAAATTGGAGTACGTAACGTACAGAGATTCTCTGACATTACTACACTCTCAGGTAGAAAATATACTACCTGGGGCGTATCGAGATATTTTACTATCCCGGTAGCCCAATCGGCGAGTTTCTCGCAGATTGGCGTGAAGACACCTCCTTGTGGCGGAGGGTCATCACTGCGCGCCTTCTCTAGATTTTTGAGTAGGCGCGACTCCCTAATGTTCCAAGGCAAGACGTCATACGCCTTGTCCTTGTACGGGTCCTCGCCATGTTGGCGGGAGACCTCCGGAGCAAGCATGTTCCGGAACAAATAGGGTCGGTCGATGTTGTTAATCGCATCATCGATCGTGGTAAATCCTTGGCGTTTCGCCAAAGTTACCTTGTCACTGAAACGGAGGTGCTCCCAATCAGTGTCGCTCGTCTGCGTTAACAACTGCAGACCTGCATCGTCAATACCGTGAGTTAACTCGGCATTGGCAAGTATCAGACTGACCTCATCCTTGATGACGTCGGTTGATACGCCCCTAGCTCGTGCATTGGTCGCGAAATTCGCGAGACAGCGCCTCACTAGGAGGGAAGCAGTCCCTTCAAAGACTTCTTTGATAGACTGCATATGTATCCAGGGAGTTTCCTCCCTGAATATCTTCCGCAATTCGGCGTTTGACCGATGGAAAGCTGGAGATCCAATACCACCCAGTTTTACTGGGAGATATCGGGTTGACAAGAGGGTGGGAAGGAAACCTTCCATCCTCTGTTCGAAGCGTGCTGAGGCCATGGGAACCATGGCTTCAAAGCCGCCGCCGAGCCACGACAGCATGCCTTGCATCTGACGTGCCTTGCCAATGGCAGGGTTTGGCTCATCTTTCCCCTCGCACTCTTTCGAGCAAGGGGAAAACAACCTAATTTTCATTGCATCAATGTGAGGTTGTTCTAGATACGGGCGTTTATGTAAAGGAGTCTCGACTCCCCATATAAACTGCTTATCTAGTCCTACTGTGAAGAGCATCTCTTCACAGTAGAATGCACCTCTAGAACTGAGAAAGTTCTGAGACCAGGAAACGGACATTCCGTTTAAACCATGGTTCAGCGAAATTCGCTGAAGGTACTTCTTTGGGCCCTGACCAATGTGGTCGTCCCCAGAGCAGGCAAAGTGGCGCCACTTCCGCGTGGCAGCCCCTTTTCCTGCGCGCAGACGGGAATAAAATTCCTCGTCTGTCGCCCCGAGCATTCCCAGCTCGGATCTGAAAAAGGCTTCCCACTCTGCACAAATGTTGTGCAGAGTCAGAACCAATTTTGCACCAGGATCACCCATAAGGATGCCCCTAGTGGTGAGAGCGTCTCGGAATTCCCCGAGACCATTCTCATAGCGTCTAGACGAATTTAAAAGCCTGGAAGACGCCAGGAGGTAGTTAGAAGTTTCTTCTAACCCCTCCATGAACCCTTCGACCATCTCGGCCGAATACTCGTGCGTACAGTAATCTGTCGCCGTAGTAAGATCACTACTTAAGAAGTAGGTAGTCTGGTTCGTGACGGGACCCGCATTGCGTAGTCTCTTCACCCATTCATACAGTTGCCAGCCTCGAGTGAGGCCAGCCGTGACTGATGGATGGAGTTTGGCCATACCTAAGAGGTGGTGGGCAAATGGTTGGAGAAAGATTGTCAACCAATCTTCTCCGACGGTAACAACCCGGGACTTTGCTCCCGGTTCGCCAATTGCACTAGCCTTAATAGACGGTGCAATAAGACCAGTTCTCAACTGATCTTCCGACTTGTATGGGGTTCCCTGCAAACATTGATTTGCAAGTCCCTCTTCAATAGACCATTGCAGTAACTGGTATCCAGTCACTGCGTCTAGACCATACAGCGGATCCTCGTATTTGAAATTATCAAAATCGAGAATCATGTTTTCCGCGCTTTCGCCGAAAACATCTTGGGGACGGTGTACAGGGGCTTCCCTGCACATCGTCTGCCACCTAGGAATACCTGCTCTCAGCAGGTATTTCTGACCGAACCATGTCTCTGCTTCAGAGTCATGGTCTGGCACGAAATTGCACCAGGTCCGGAATTTTACCGCGACCTCCGCAGCTCTTCCCCCTTCCTTCACGCTCGAATCAATCGAGGCGGATGAAGTTAGGGAAAGATGCCCCAGACTTTTGAATGTCTTGGGTTTCAACTCGCGTACCGAACGTCCGAAGAGGACGCATATCCGTTTCAAGATTTTCTTGCGGATTTCGGTCGTGACGGGTTTTGAGCATAACGTCTCTGCGTGCTTACGCAGAGACTGCTCCCTCGTCGTTTTGCTACCGGCAGGAAAATTCCTGCCTGTAACTAAGTGAAGAAGCCGTGTTGACTCGGCTTTCGACACTACCCCACGGTCCCAGACTCCTCGGAGCCAGGGACAGAGTTCCTGCCAGATGGCGGGCAGCTCATTGAGGTTTGACCTCTCTGAACCAAATCCCGGGAAATCATCCGGGATTTCAGGATCTTCAGTCTCTGACTGAAGCGCCTTCCAACGCAATACAACAGAAAATTTCTTCCATTGTTTGCAGACCCTATCGCTATTGTAGCAATAGAGCCCATAGGCCCACCGCATCAGCTTGATGTAGGCGGGCATCTCTCGGAGTCGTCTGACGACTTCGGGAGTAGACATCATCAAATTATCATTGATGGCCTCAATTGTATTACTCAATCGCTTGAGTGAATACTTGTTCATCTTACAGATCTTATCTGTGACGGACTGTGGCAAGTACGGGAGATGCTCCCGTACGCGCCGATTACGCGATTGGTAAGTTTCATGCTTACCAAAGCAACCAATAACCTGAACCAAAGGTTTAGGTATGTGGATATCCAAACTACGGGCAAGGCCCAGTAGATTGGCATTGGGGTCAATCGACCCCGGAATGTGAGATTTTGTCTCCTTCAGTGAATCTGAAGCCGAAGCCACAGACGTGAAGGACATTCTTACAGATAAT